TGTCGGTTGATCCTGTAAATGTAAGGTCAGGGATGGTGCGGTAAACAAACATAAAGCGATCACCATCTTCAATATCAAACTCAGACGATTCGATGTACGCATCAATCCCCGCAACAGAGTCGCCCGCACCATCATCAACGCCATACTCTTGATTTAGGATGCGGTGGTTGTAGTCAGCAGACTGCGGGTAATCTCTTAGTCCAGAATCAGACCACGCCGTTCGTGCCATCGTGCCGTAGTACCAAACACGCTCAAGGTAGTTGTATGTGATGTACCGATCTACGGTGGTGTTGTTCTCTGAGCAATAAAACCACCAGACTTCGTTAAAGCCTTCGTTAGTCCCTGCAAAGATTTGATAGCCTTGGTCAAGATTAATATCGCTAAAGACATAGCGTCGCAAGTCACAGGGTAACGTCTGCACCCGTCCGTCATAGACGTAGAACTTATCCACACCCATCCAGTACACAGCACCAGAGGCAAAAATTGCCGCATTTGGGCCAATGATGGAGATGTTATCGCCTAATAACTGAGCACCCCACACCAACGGCGCACCAATGTATTGAAGCGAATAAGCAGCCGAGTCAGTTAGTGTGAAAATCTCTTGGCGTGTTTGAACTGCTGTGACAATTTCTGATCCATGCGAAAGTCGAAGATCGCCCGCTTGGTTCGTGATCGCTGGAGCCCAATTAGTTAAGCTTTCTTGGTCCGCCCAACGCACGAGCATCGGGTCATAGCCGCCTGATACGGTATCGGCGGGATTGTTCGCGCCAAAGGCGAGTAAGAACCGTGAGATGTCTGAAACAAAAATGAAGGTGACTTGCGTCGGTGCTTGGGAGGATCCCGCAAGATCCACAATGTTAACGCCACGTTCTGTTAAGCCAAGCGTCGCGTCCCAGTAGTAAACGGATCCACCACGCAGCGCAAAGACTAAGTCTTCGCCCCAGTTATACGCACTCCATAGTCGAGTATAGGCTGTCACGCCACCACCAAACCCCCAAGGCCCAGCGGTCCATGTCCCAGCCCCCCAACCATAAGCTACGGTCGTTATTTCTGGGCCTATGGGTAGTTCATAAGATGCAAGTACAGTATCGCCAAATGGCGAATTAGAAGCATCAACCGAATTAGCTGCAACACCTAACTCAATACTGTAAGAATCAGCGTTGATAACCGTGACTTCAAACTCTTCATTAATGTCGTTAGCAGTAATATTCCCGCCACCAAAACTAATCGTTGCGCCTGAAAAAATAACGTAATCGCCATCTGAAGCGCCGTGAGCAGAATCCGCAACGACTAAAGTATTTGACCCAGTGGTTGCATAGAACGGATCAATGAGTGAGACGGTATCAGCGATGGGAGTTACGTCGTAAAACTCTCCAGAATACTCAATGTAGTACTTAGTATTTGTGCCGACACCTAAATAATTGTTGCCATTGAGAGCTACCCAATTCCAGAGGCTACGTGCTATACCATCATATTGATTATCGGAGTAGCGGTCCCAACCACCAATCTTTTCTGGTGTGCCTTGTCGGAAACGCACCTTGTCGGATACATACCAACCTTCTTCATTGGTGTACCGTGTATTTTCCCGATTAACACCAGGACGAAATTTAAGTTTTCTGACTGGCATGATTACCTCATCATGGCCGCTTCAGCCGCACGGCGTCGGGTAAGTCCTGGGAGCACACGACCAGCAGCTTTGTTCCACTTGAGGCATTCCTCTGCTGCACCATCCCAGTCCCCCGCATCAATACGTTTCTTGAACGTGGAAACCCTATAGTTCCCTAAACCGCAATTGTATGTCCAGCTAGTGACTGCGGCAATGCGTCGAGGCAAAGCGCCAGCTAGTTTGGGTGAAAACCTAAAAAGCCCTTGGACAAAATACTCGACATGGTGGTCAAGCGCATCCTCGCATTGCTGCATGGTCCAAACAGTTCCCGGCTGAATCTCAGGGCCAGTGGCTCCCCACCCAATCGTCCAAGGATGTCCACGAGTACCGGGATCGGGGTAAGCCGTTACACGACCGTCAGGCAGACGCTTTGCCAAACCTTCAAAGGGTTTGATGAGAACATCCTTGCAAAGCTTCTTAGCCTCGTTCACGATTTTTGATACTTCTCTATAGACCGTCCTACAAACCAGAACGTTAACATCATGTTCAACATGGCGAAGTCATCTTCGTCGTAAGACTTGGTTAGTACCTCAGCCCAATTAGCGTTAGTCTGGAAGGCAATCGTCAGGCCAGCAGCTTTGACAGCCACGTATACGCCAAAAGCAATCCAAGTAAGACCGGGGCGGGTAATAGCAGTGACAAAAGAAGCGAACCAGCCAGCCTCTTTTGCGGTTGCGGCCTGCTCCTTAAATGCCTCCTTAATCGTATCCATTTGCTGTATCGAGTAGTCAACATACTTCTCCTCCATCTTAAACTCACCCCTCATTTTTTCGAGGTCGGTCTGGAGTTGGAACATGGATAGCTCGTGAGCGCGTTCGTTCTTCTTATCTAAGAATTTTAAGATTTCAGGGGCAAGCCTAAACAGACCGCCGAAGATAGAACCCATTAAACCGCCGCCTAGTAACTCAAACATGTTCACCTCTTTGCGCTTTGAGAACTGCTAGCTCGTGGGTCTTATCGTCCATCCCGTCTCCAAGGCTCATCAACTAATACTTGATAATAACGATGCCGCTGCCGCCGGATGACCCAATACCAAAATATTGCGCTCCGCCTCCACCTCCGCCTGTGTTAGCGGTGCCAGCGGTGCCTGGATCTGAGGGCGACCCGCCTGAACCAGCGCCGCCCCCACCGTTGCCCCCTGCTGCCCCAACGGGATCACCGCTCCCCCCGCCTCCACCTGCGTAATAAACCGATGTACCGGTAATACTATTGGCAACACCAACACCACCGGCCCCGCCCGTTACATCAACACCCGTTCCTCCAACCCCGCCACCACCGCCACCACCACCCCCGCTACCGTTGGGTTGGAATGGAGCTGGTCTAGCGTAAAACCCACCAAAGGCGCCGTTATTTCCTTGTGAAGGTGAAACTGAAGGTACATTGCCGCTTCCAACAGCAGAACCTCTCGACCCGCCGCCACCTGAACCACCTGATGCTGCACCGTTCCAATTACCTCCGCCACCGCCACCTCCGGCAGAGGATATTGTTGAGAAAGGTGATGGACCCGAAAATGAGGAGGCTACTCCGTTACTTCCCCCACCGCTTGGACCCCCAACTGTTACACCACCCGCGCCACCAGCACCAACCGTAACTGTGTAGACTCCTCCCGGTGTTACGCTCAAACTACTACCTGCTCTGTAACCCCCCGCACCTCCGCCTCCACCCCAATAACCACCACCTCCGCCTGCACCGCCACCAACGATTAGGTAATCAATAGCAGTAACACCAGTCGGAACGATATATGTCCCGCTAGAAGTAAATACTGTAACAGGGCCTGCCGCAGTACGGCTTCCCATAAGCATTTGCATAATGCCTGTCATGTAACGCTCCCTGACACAACACACGCTGTAGAACTATAAAACAAAATAGTAGCGACCCCATAAGCAGCTAACGTTATAGTCCCGCCTCCTCCTTTAACAGTAGTTGATCCACTAATCCACCCGGTGGTTGTATTACAAGTGATTGTTTTAGATGTGTTTGTTTGGTTAAACACCGAAATCACATCACCATCATTAAAAGTATTATTTGGAATGACTATTGAGCCCCCGCTCCCTATGTGAATAACTTTACCAATATCACCTACACCAGCGGCACCAGTTGGATATTCTAATGTATAAGCGGTTGTTTTAACCGAGGATCCGGGAACATTCCTAAAGCCGACCGTCATATTTTCCGCAGGGAGGGCGACAGTCAAATTATTAGAGCCGATTAACCCACTTGCTATATATTGGGAGCCACCACCGCTCTGTGCAGATATTCCAGGTAGCGTTAATGTTTTATTAGTCAGAGTTTGCGAACCTGTTAGCGTAACAACCGTTGAATCCACGCTAAGTGTTCTAGCCGCTGAACCATCATAGGTTGTGCCGGTATTAAGCTGTAACCCTGTGCTTATAGTAATTGCATTTGGGTTGGCAGCTGTAATGGTCCCCGATGCGCCCAACGCAACCGCCACACCGTTAAATGATACGGAACTATTAGTCAAACTTGCGTTAGCAATATTTGATAACGTGTTGGCGCTTCCGCTAATTGATTTATTCGTTAGGGTGTCCGTTGTATCTCGACCAACCAGCGTGGTGGTTGACGTTGGGAGCGTTACCGTGCCTGTATTGGATATGGCGCTGATGACAGGCGACGTAAGTGTTTTATTGGTCAGCGTTTCAGATCCGGCAAGCGTGGCTAACGTTCCTGTTGTTGGAAGCGTAAGTGATGTGTTGTTGTTTAAAGTCAACCCAAGTGTGTAGTTTCCGGTAAATGTAATGGTGTTGTTAGAACCGTTAGAAACGCCTGTTCCACCATTTGCAGGAATTAATGTTCCCGCTACGGTAACTGCTCCAGAGGTTGCTGTGCTAGGAGTAAGCCCAGTCGTTCCAAACGACACGGATGCAACTGATCCGGCAGTAGTAGCCAATGTCCCTGACGTTGGTAACGTTACGTTTGTTGCACCAGTCGTCGTAAGTGTTAAACTGTTTGCCCCTGATGTTGCTAGCGTTGACCCATCAGCAAGCGTTAAGGTTGCACTTGTAGCTGGAGCTGTTAGAGCTACTTTGTTTACAGACGTTGCCGTTGCTACGCCAAGCGTGGGGGTTACTAGCGTAGGGGACGTTGCAAAAACTAATGAGCCCGATCCTGTTTCATCAGTTACAGCAGCAGCGAGATTGGCAGACGATGGCGTTTGAATCCACGTTAATATCCCGGATGCTGTCGATACCGTGGAAGGTGCAACCCCAGCACCGCCACCAACTACGATGGCATTTGCAGCAAGAGCCGCTGAGGAAGCCATGCTTGTTGTACCACTAAAGTATGGGATACCACCTGATGTCCCAGACGAAATCCCTGTACCACCATCAGCAACGGCAAGGTCAGTACCAAGCGTCAATGACGGCAGGTAGTTCATGAACACACCAACGTCGGTGCCGTTGTTATATAAGAAAGCCCGCGTACCTGTCGGTACAGCAACACCTGTTTGTCCTGTTACCTTAACGGTTACCGTTTGCCCTGTGGCGTTAATCACCATGTAAGGCTTTTGGATCGCAGGGA